GGACCGATCCCTGGGAGGGCGCCTGCGGCGTGTATTCAAACGTGCTCGCCGAGGCAGCAATTCGCTTCCAAGCAGAAGCAATGTCCGAAACCTTCCCCGCCGCAGGCCCGGTCAAGGTTAAGGTGCTGGGCGAAGAAACGAAAGAGAAGATGGAAGCTGCCCAGCGCGTCAAGGCAGACATGAACTACGAGCTGACCGAGCGCATGGTGGAGTACCGCTCCGAGCATGAACGGATGCTCTATAGCCTTGGTCTCGCTGGTTCGGCCTTCAAGAAGGTCTACTACGACCCGAATCTGGGCCGTCAGGTAGCGGTCTACATCCCTGCAGAAGACGTGATTGTGCCCTACGGCGCGTCACATATTGAGACTGCAGAACGTGTTACCCACATCATGCGCAAGACCAAGAACGAGCTGCGCAAACTTCAGGCGGCTGGGTTCTATCGCGACGTGGAGCTGGGTGATCCCGAGCCGTTCCATACCGATATTGAGGAGCGGAAGGCCGAAGAAGGCGGGTATTCACTCAACGATGACGACCGGTTTACGGTCTACGAAATCCATGCGGATTTGGTCATTGAAGGGATCGACGACGAGGATGACATTGCTAAGCCCTATGTCGTCACCATCGAACGGGGTACTAACGAGGTCCTGGCAATCCGCCGAAACTGGAACCCAGATGACCCCCTCACCCTCAAGCGCCAGCATTTCGTCCACTACGTCTACGTGCCCGGGTTCGGCTTCTACGGCCTCGGACTCATTCATATCATCGGAGGGTACGCCAAGGCTGGCACCTCCCTCATCCGCCAGCTAGTCGATGCAGGTACGCTATCTAACCTTCCCGGGGGCCTCAAGTCCCGTGGGCTGCGTATCAAGGGCGACGACACGCCGATTGAGCCCGGCGAGTGGAAGGACGTGGACGTGCCGTCTGGGTCCATCCGCGACAACATCATGCCCCTGCCCTACAAGGAGCCTAGCCAGACCCTGCTGGCCCTCCTGAACCAGATCACGACGGAAGGGCGGCGTCTGGGCGCTATCAGCGATATGAACATCTCCGACATGTCGGCTAACGCCCCGGTCGGAACCACGCTGGCGCTCCTTGAGCGGACCCTCAAGCCCATGGCTGCAGTACAGGCCCGGGTGCACTACGCCATGAAGCAAGAGTTCAAGATGCTCAAGGCGATCATGGCCGAGTACGCCCCGGCAGAGTACGCATATCAGCCGCACAGAGGCGAAGTGAGTGCTCGCCAGATGGACTACATGATGGTGGACGTGATCCCCGTCAGTGATCCGAACAGTAGCACCATGGCCCAGCGCGTCGTGCAGTACCAAGCGGTGTTGCAGATGGCGCAGCAGGCCCCGCAGATTTACGACCTCCCTCAGCTTCATCGCCAGATGATTGAGGTGCTCGGCATCAAGAACGCCGACAAGCTCGTTCCGACTGTGGACGACGTGAAACCGACCGATCCGGTCAGCGAGAACATGGACGCCCTCACCGGCAAGCCCATCAAGGCGTTCATCTACCAAGACCACGACGCCCATATCGCCACCCACATGGCGTTTATGCAGGACCCCATGATCGCCCAGACCATCGGTCAGAACCCGCAAGCACAGCGGATCATGATGGCACTGCAGGCGCACATTGCCGAACACCTTGGGTTCAACTACCGCAAGCAGCTTGAAGAGAAGCTTGGTGTGCCCCTGCCCCCGCCGAATGAGGAGCTGCCGGAGGAGATTGAGGTCCAGCTCTCTCGGGCTGTGGCAGAAGCGGGCAAACAGCTCACTCAAACTCATCAGCAGCAGGCAGCGCAGCAACAGGCCCAGCAACAGGCTCAGGACCCTGTGTTCCAGATGCAGCAGGCCGAGCTACAGCTCAAGGCCCAGGAGACCCAGCGGAAGGCCCAGAAGGATGCAGCCGACCTCCAGCTCCGCGCCGCCGAGCAGCAGCGTAAAGCCCAGAAAGATCAGATGGATGCGGCCATTGAGGCCCAAAAACTCCAGCTTGACCAGACTCAGATCGCTGTAGAGGCGCAGAAGGACGGTATCAAGCTGAAGCAAGCCCGGCAGCAGGCTGACCGGGAGTTCGAACTGCGGACCCTGCAGGAGATGCAGAACCGCCGTAATCAAGGGCCAAGTAGAGAATAACCATGGCAAAAACCGTCTTTGACGTGCTGAACGATCAAATCGACGAGCAAATCTCGTCCGCAAAAGTCTTTCTGGCTGCGGGGTCCGCTAAGGATTACCCCAATTACCGGGAAGTTGTTGGGCTCATTCGGGGTCTTGAGGCCAGCAAGCGATTCGTAGAAGACCTCTCGCGCAACTACATGGATGACAACGATGACTAACGTGGCCGCAGAATTAGTTGAAGGGGTAGAAGAAGCCCAAGCAGAACTCACGGAAGAAGAGCTTGAAGCACAGCTCCCCAAGCCCGTGGGCTATCGCCTACTTATTGCTCTTCCGCAAGTCGAAGAGACTTTTGAAGGCAGCGAGTTGGTTAAGACCAGCCAAATTAAGCAGCAGGAGCAAGTGCTGTCGATTATTGGCGCCGTTATTGATATGGGCGATCAGTGCTACGCCGATGAAGAGCGGTTCCCGACCGGCCCGTGGTGTAAGCCCGGGGACTTTGTAATGTTCCGTGCTAATTCTGGCACGCGTTTCAAGATCGGCGGTACCGAGTACCGTCTTATGAATGACGACAGTATTGAAGCTGTTGTCGCCGACCCTCGCGGTATTACGAGAGCGTAAGGAGTAGTAGATGGCCTTTCAACAAGTAGAGTACGAGTTTCCCGATCCTGACAAAGAGGACAGCGTGGAGATCGAGCTGGAGCCTACCAGCGCCGAGCCCATGCAGAAGCCTCAGAAGCCCAGCGCCAACGACGATGACGACGTAGAGATCATCGAAGATGACGGCGTTGAGGTAGAGGTCGTAGATGATACGCCGAAAGCGGATCGTGGCAGGAAGCCGTCCGAGCCCCCTGAGGAGGTCACTGAGGAGGAGCTGCAGGACTACTCGGAGAAGGTGCGGAATCGTATTCGTCACTTCTCTAAGGGCTACCACGACGAGCGTAGGGCCAAGGAGGCGGCACTTCGCGAGCGTCAGGAGCTAGAAGCGCTAGCTCAGAAGCTGATGCAGGAGAACAAGCGGCTCCAACAGGACAGCAGTAAGAGTCAGAGCGCCCTGCTTCAGCAAGCCAAGCAGGTAGTCGAGCAAGAGTTAGCCGCCGCCAAGCTTAAATATCGTCAGGCCTACGAGGCCGGAGAAGCCGATGCGGTGCTTGAGGCGCAAGACGAACTAACCAGCGCACGACTAAAAGCTGAGCGACTTGCTAATATCAAGTTACCACCTTTACAGGAAAAAGAAGTTGCTGTAGAAACGCAACAACAGGAGCAAGTTTATAACGCCCCAGCAGTACCTGAAGTACGAGTTGACGCCAAGGCCCAGGATTGGCAGCAGCAAAATCCATGGTTTGGCACCGACGATGAAATGACTAGCTTTGCGCTGGGGTTGCATTCGAAGCTGGTCAAAAGTGGGGTTGACCCACAGAGTGACGAATACTACGAGACTATTAATGCTCGTATGCGAAAGGTCTTCCCAGAGAACTTTGAGGATACGGTCCTTGAGGAACTCGACGAAGGAGTGGTTGAAAAACCAAAACGCAGTACGAACGTGGTCGCACCCGCTACGCGGAGCACAGCACCTAAAAAGGTCAGACTAACGCGAACACAGGTGGCGCTAGCGAAAAGGCTAGGACTGACGCCAAAACAATACGCCGATCAGGTTGCAAAAGACATGAGGAAGCAAAATGGCTGAGAATCGAATCAACCGTGAGCTAGAGACCCGTGAAAAGACGGCCCGTAAACGGCATTGGACGCGACCGGAATTACTTCCGTCTCCGACGCCGGAAGATGGCTACACTTATCACTGGGTCCGGGTTAGTACGCTCGGGGTCGCCGACGCCACGAACGTTTCCTCAAAACTCCGTGAAGGCTGGGAGCCTGTGAAGGCAGCAGATCATCCCGAAATCACCATGGTCACCGTTGAAAATGAACGGTTTGCGGACAACGTGGTGATCGGCGGTCTGATGCTTTGCAAGGCCCCGGTGGAGCTTGTCGAGGATCGCACTGATTACTTCAACCAGCAGTCGAAGGCTCAGATGCAATCTGTAGACAACAACTTCATGAGAGAAAATGACCCGCGTATGCCTCTCTTCAGTGAGCGGAAGACGAAGGTCACTTTTGGTTCTGGGTCTTGATACTTTCTAGGAGCTTAAAATGGCTTATCCGACTGTAAGTGGGCCGTACGGCCTAGTTCCGGTCAAGCTCGTCAGCGGCACGCCCTTCGCAGGTGTGACCCGCCAGTACAAGATTGCTTCTGGCTATGCCACGAGCATCTTCGCTGGTGACGCTGTAAAGCTTGTGACCGGTGGTACTGTTGAGCGTGATACGTTCGACGCTGCTATGACGCCGATTGGCGTGTTCATGGGCTGCTCGTACACCGACGCCACCCTCGGCAAGGTGTTCCGGCAATACTTCCCCGCTAGCACGGCTGCTGACGACATCATGGCTTACGTCGTTGATGCAACCGACGTGCTGTTCAAAGCGGCTGTTGTGTCCTCGGGCACGACCATTGGTGACTTGGCACTGACCGATCTCGGCGCCAACGTTGCTGGTGTGGACAACACCGGTGATACCGCTTCGGGTAACTCCCGTTGCGCGATCTCCGACACGTCCGCAACCACCAACACTCTGCCTTTCCGCATCGTGGGTCTCGTCGAAGAGACCAAGAACGCTTCCGGTGGTTACACCGAGGCGTACGTCAAGTGGAACGCAGGTCACCAGCTCTCTAACACGACCGGCGTCTAAGGAGTGATGTAAATGGCTATTTCACGCGCCCAACTACTGAAGGAACTCCTGCCGGGGCTTAACGCTCTGTTTGGCATGGAGTACGCCAAGTATGGCGAAGAGCACGCCGAAATCTTCGAAACCGAGTCCTCGGACCGTTCCTTCGAAGAAGAGGTGAAGCTGTCCGGCTTCTCGGCAGCGCCTGTCAAGAACGAAGGTGCCGCCATCGAGTACGACAGTGCTCAAGAAGCATGGACCGCCCGCTATACGCACGAGACCATTGCCATGGGCTTCTCCATCACGGAAGAAGCAATGGAAGACAACCTGTACGACTCCCTGTCTTCCCGTTACACCAAGGCACTGGCCCGCGCTATGGCGTACACCAAGCAGGTCAAGGCTGCTGCCATCCTGAACAACGCGTTCGCGGCTGGCACCACCTACGGCGACGGCAAGACGCTGTGCGCCACCGACCACCCCTTGGTCTCCGGCGGTACCAACTCCAACCGGCCTGCAGTGGCTGCTGACCTCAACGAGACTTCTCTTGAGGCCGCTGTCATTCAGATCGCTGGCTGGACCGACGAGCGTGGCCTGCTGATCGCTGCCAAGCCCCGTAAGCTCATCGTGCCCCCGGCACTCCAGTTCGTGGCTACCCGCCTGCTGGATACCGAAGGTCGCGTTGGCACGGCTGACAACGATCTCAACGCGCTGCGGAACAACGGTTCCATCCCTGAGGGTTACAGTGTTAACCACTACCTCACGGACACGAACGCGTGGTTCCTCATGACCGATGTCCCGAACGGCCTGAAGCACTTCGTGCGGACCCCCATGGCAACGTCCATGGACGCCGACTTCGACACCGGCAACGCCCGTTACAAGGCTCGCGAGCGCTACTCCTTCGGCGTCTCCGACCCGCTGGGCATCTTCGGTTCGCCCGGCGCAAGCTAAGCGAAACCGAGCAGTACCTAGGGGGCCTTCGGGCCCCCTTTTTATTATTTGCAGTAACATGTTGTGAGGTGTATAAAAGAGCTTAATCCCTGACAGGCTCACCTGAGTCTGACCCTAGCCACGACAGGAGATTCCCATGGCTAACACTACGTTCCAAGGTCCCGTCCGTTCCGAGAACGGTTTTAAGGACATCACCAAGGCTGCAAACACCGGCGTTGTGACGGAGAACATCTCTATCACCCACGACGGCACCAACAGCGTGGTCATCTTCACTGACCTGCCGACCTCTGATCCGTCCGTGGCCGGTCAACTCTGGAGCGACTCCGGCGTGCTGACGGTCTCCGCTGGCTAAGGAGCTACCCCATGTCTAATTCAGACGTACGCGCCAAACGAGTTACCGCTGCCGCCTCTCTCGCAGTAGGCCCAGCACGTATTCGTCAGGTGCAGGTGCTGACAGGGGCGGGGGCAGGACGCTTGACCATCACTGATGGTGACGGAGGTTCGACTGTTTTGGACCTCGATTTTCTTGCGTCTGACTCTCACTCTGTGAACATCCCCGACTGGGGCATACGTTGTGAGACTGATGTGTTCATCACTGCGATGACTAACATCACGGCCATGACGGTGTTCTACAGCTAATGCGCACGGACTACAAAAGGGGTGGCTCTGTAAAGAAAAGCCCCGCGTGGACGCGCAAAGAGGGTAAGAACCCGAAAGGGGGCCTCAACGCCAAGGGTCGTGCCTCTGCTAAACGGCAAGGTATGAACCTGAAGCCCCCGGCGCCGAACCCGAAGACGAAGAAAGACGCAGGACGCCGTAAGTCATTCTGTGCCCGGATGTCTGGCATGAAGAAGAAGCTTACGAGTGAGAAGACGAAGAATGATCCGAACAGCCGGATCAACAAGTCGTTAAGGGCTTGGAACTGCTAAATGCCATCGACAAGCGACAAGCAAAAGCGTTTGATGGCCGCAGTTGCCAATAACCCGAAGTTTGCTAAAGAAGTCGGCATCCCACAATCCGTGGGTAAAGAGTTTGAGCGCGAGGACAAAAAGATGGCTAACTGCGGAACGAAACGTAAGCCTACGGCAATGAATAAAGGCGGCATGATGAAGTACGCAAGGGGCGGCTCCGTCAAGCCTAAGGGCACCGGTTGCTGCAAGAAGGGCATGAAGCCCTGCAAAATTTGTTAAGGAGAGCCTCCATGCCTCGTAGCGTAGCAGGACCTAACACGTCGCGAGTTCAGCGGAAGATGATGAAGCGGACGCGGAGCCAGACCCCGCCCTCCGCCGTATCTAAAGCTGAGGTCGAGCGTCGCAGGAAAAACCCGAATCTGCGTGACGAGCAGATCGACATTGGGCGCCGCACTAACACCAACATTGCTCGCCGCCGCCAACGTGAGCTTGCCAAAGCGGGCGTTAAAGACCTTGCTGCACAACGTGCGGGCCGTAAGGCTGGTGAAGAGGCGATGAAGCGTATAGGTCGTGGTGCGCTCAAGGGTCTCGGACGTTTGTCTGGCGTACTCGGCGCTACGGAGCTAGGTGCGGAAGCGGTTAAGTCCGTTGTCGAGCCTCGCGCAGAAGCCGCGAGAGCCGCCCGTAAGAGCTACAACGAGCGCGCCAGCACCGACCGAGATACCGCAGCTCGTGGGGTCCGTGAGGCCATGTCCGGTGACCGTATGCGCCGCCTGCAAGGCGAAGGCATGAAGAAAGGTGGTACCGTCCGTGGCTGTGGTCGCGCTGCACGGGGTCACGGTAAGGCCCGTATGATTAAGATGAAGGGTGCGTAATGCGCTGCTATTACAAGAAAGGCGGAACGGTGAAGGACGCGTGCTACCGCAAGGTGAAGCGGCAGTATAAGGTCTTCCCGTCCGCCTACGCATCGGGCGCCATCGCCAAGTGCCGGAAGAAAGCTAGTGGCGGTTCGTAAGACAGCTAAGGGCGCCGCCCTCAAGCGCTGGTTCAAAGAGGACTGGAAGGATGTCCGAACCGGTAAAGAGTGCGGTCGCCAGAAGGGCGAGAAGCGCGGGACTCCGTACTGCCGCCCGAGCAAACGCGTGTCGTCAAAGACGCCCAAAACGGCCTCGGAGATGACGGCTGCTGAGAAGAAGAGCAGGGTGTCGCAGAAGAAGAGTCTCGGCCAGCCAGCAGGCAAACCCCGCCGTGTGAAGCCTCTGAAGAGGAAGAAGTAAATGGCTACGTCCGGTACAACAGCGTTCAACATGGACTTCACGGAGATCGCCGAGGAAGCATGGGAGCGTGCCGGACGGGAAATGCGTTCTGGTTACGACCTGCGTACTGCTCGTCGCTCCATGAACCTCATGACCATCGAGTGGCAGAACCGGGGTCTAAACCTCTGGACCATCGACGAGGGCACGGTAAGCCTCGTTAGCGGGACTGCCCAGTACAGCCTCCCCGCCGATACCGTTGACCTACTGGAGCAAGTGATCCGTACGGGAAGTGGTACGACGCAGCAGGACCTGACCATTAACCGGATCAGCGTCAGCACCTACGCCTCCATCCCGAACAAGAATGTTACGGGGCGCCCGATTCAGTTTTGGATTGAGCGGCTTGAAGACGCACCGCGCATTAATGTGTGGCCGGTGCCGGACAGCAACAACTACACCTTCAAATACTGGCGGATGCGCCGCATCGAGGACGCAGGCCGAGGCGTGCAGACGCCGGATATGCCCTTCCGGTTCCTCCCCTGCTTGGTGGCAGGGCTGGCGTACCATATCGCTATGAAGGTGCCGGAGCTTCAGCCGCGTATCCCGATCCTGAAGGCTATGTACGAGGAAGAGTTTGACCGCGCCGCAAGCGAAGATCGGGTGAAGACCAACGCCCGCTTTGTGCCGCGCATAGGACGCATCTGATGAGCAATCGGTTCGCTTCTAGCCAGCGAGCCCTTGGTATCTGCGATGTCTGCGGGTTCCAGTACAAGCTGCGCGAGCTACGGAACGTCTTCGTAAAGCGTCGCGATACGAACATTAAGGCCTGTCCTGAGTGCTGGGACCCGGATCAGCCGCAGTTGCAGTTGGGCGAGTACCCGGTGGATGACCCGCAGGCTATCCGTAACCCGCGCCCAGACAGTGCTGAATACGCGCAGAGCCGCGCTATTATTGTCCCGTTACAGCCCGCGCCTTGTGCGGGGTTTGTTGGTACAGTGACCGTCACAACGAGTTAGGAGTAGGTCATGAAAGTTAAAGACACCGGCAAGATCAAGAAAGTTCCGAGCCCGAAGATCAACCAGCCGATCAATATGAAAACGTCTGGGATCAAGATTCGTGGTACGGGCGCAGCTACCAAGGGCACCATGGCCCGTGGGCCGATGGCATAGGGCGTAAGTCATGAACTACACCGAGCTGAAGACCAACATTCAAGACATCTGTG